ATTACTTGCTGAGGTAGACGCAGCAGACGCTGAAGAGGATGCGTTAGTAGCTTGAGTAGTAGCTGTGGCTGCTGACGCAGCAGCATTCGTAGCAGACGTAGAAGCAGCAGAAGCAGAACTTGCAGCGTTAGTAGCAGCAGTTTCTGCATTGGTTTCAGCAGTCTCTGCGTTAGTCTCTGCAGTTTCTGCGTTAGTCTCTGCTAACTCAGCGTTAGTCTCAGCTAACTGAGCTGCATCACGAGCAGTCTCTGCAGCAACCTGCGCAGCAATAGCAGCGTCTTTAGCAGCGAGGGCTAATAAGACTTCACTTGCAGCGTCTTGAGTAGCGTCACCAGATCCGCCGGGTCCACGATAAATTGCCAAATCTATCTCCTTATTTGTTTAAATACACTCAGCGAATGCACTTAAACAAAACTCCCCAGCCAGAGCCGGAGAGTCTTGAATGCCTATAATTAACCGTTTACAGCTAATACAAAGCCAGTCTCAGGACGTACTACTTTAACACCGTAGAGGGTGTCAGCAGTGTACAGAGTAGACAAATACTCTTGTTTGTACTGAGTCTGTGAACGAACAGACATTTGCTCTGCAAGAACCATAGTATCTTTATGAGCCAAGATAGCTGCTTTAACATCGCCACCAACGCTGTTGTTAGCGTCAGTCTCGATGACTGGAGCATTACTTGTTACATAGATGTCGATACCATACAACTGACCGATCTGACCGTTGTTTACACCACGACCATCAACGAAATCAGAGCTGTTGTAACGATCAATACCCATGATAGCTGCACGGAGTGATGGAGGAACTGCGAAGAAACGACCATCCATTGGGGTGTCAGCATCGTCCATGAGCTTGATCAAAGCACGGAAGCCAGCGTCAGTGAATACGTCAGCAGCAACTACAGTGTCTTCAGCGTAAGCTGTGAGACCAGTAGAAGTGTCGATGTAATAGCTGGTGCTGTGTGTCCAGTCAGAAGCGTCCCCGTTACCAAAGGACTTACCTAATTGGAACAATGTGTCGTCAACTTTCTTAGCCAAAGCATAGCCAGCGTCTTCTGTATAGAAGCGACGGAGTGATGCCAAAGCCTGAACTTCAACGATGTCCTCGATGAAACGTGAGTACTCAAAATGCTGGTCAATCGAGACTAATACTTCGGTCTCGGTGTCAGCTTGGATGGTAACTGTAGTGTTAGCTGCTTTAGCAGTAGCTACGCCACGAGTTGGCTTAGGAATATGGAGCGTGTCGCCCTTCTTACCACGCATCGTCATTTTGTTGACGAGGTTTGCCAATACTAGGTTTTTCTGATAAGCAGCGATTACTTCGTCAGACCAAATCTCTGGAATGAACTTATCTGCTTGTGTTTTTGCTACGATTGTGCCGGACCCGCCGGGATATGCTGCTGTTGCCATTTTATAAATCTCCTAAATTAATAAGTTTAACGGACTCGCCCTTCGGCATAAGCCGCAAGAATTTCATCTTGCAAAGCCATATAACGATTCGGGTCTGTCATTTTCAATTTGATAAGGTCAGCTCTTCGATAGACCTTTCTACTACTTTCTCCAGTACCACCAACATCAACCGAAGCTGCCCGTAATGCTGTATCTTGAGCTTTAGCTTGTGTTTCTGCTGCTTGTGTTTTAACTTGTGCAGTCTGAACTGATTTAATCGCCTTGTAGGTGCTTAAAAGTTCATCAGCCGAGTTAAAGTCAAATTCAGCGTCAGCTTTTGTAAACAAATCAACACGAATTGGACTTGCTTTGATCCATTCATGGAATTCAGCGTTTTGCGCTATATCCATAAAGTCGGGATGCTTAGACTGCAGTTTCTGTGCAGTTTGCATTCTCTTTAATTCGAGTGATGCTTGTTTAGCTTCAAGTACTGCTGGGTGCTGGTCTACTGTTTTTAGAACAGCCTGTCTGGGGTCAGCAAAGAAATCTTCTTCTTGAACTGTTTCAGCCGGCTTGCTTTGCTGTTTAGTTTCGAGTTGTTGCTTGAGGAGCTGATCTGCTAAGCTACGAACCTCATGAACCTCTTGGGCTTGTCTACCAATTAACTTCTCAGCCTCTTGGTGCATCTTTACGATGTCTTCAACTGATTTACCTTTATACTTCTCAGGTAAGTCTTCAGCTTTGGGTTCTTCTGTAGGTGCTGTCGTCGGAGTCTCTTCTTGAGGTTGGTCCGCCGGTGTATCTATCTGATCAAAGTTTCCTTCTAGCAGTTCTTCTTTTTCAACAAAATTTGCAGCCATATATTGCTCCTGTCACAAAGTGATTGTAGGATTTATAAAATAACAAAGGTGCTAATGCAGTATCTTTGTCACGAGTTGAGCTTACGCTCTCTAAGGCGTTTTTCTTCACGCTGTCTAGCCCACCTTGCTGTCGCTTGCGGATGATCGCCAGAAACAGGATCGAGACTAATACGGGGTGCAGAAATCTGCCTGTGTGCGTCTTTACCGCACAACCAACAAGGAACTGTGGCTACCTCATAACTAACCAAGTTTTCCTGCAGGTGTCCCTCTTCACAGAGGAATTCATATAACCTACGAGTCATCCTGAGCATCTCCCGATGAGTCTTTTTGTAATGCCTCGTAAGCCTGTTCTGTACTTTCTTTGAGAGTTAGAACCCATTGAAGGATGTCTAATTGCCCTTTACGAAAGAACAGATCAATTTCGTTTTGAATCGGAGCTACTTTATTCACCGCATCGAATATTCCTTGAACATCCTCGATGAATTGTTTCCACCCAACCGTAGTCATCGTGGAAAAACGCTCCTCATAGTACTTTTCTAGTTGCTTGTCCATAGTTTTCTCCTGTAATGGGAACTATGTTGTAAAATTACAACACTGTGGCTGATATTACCACAGTTTTGTTAAAATGTCAAGCACTTTTTGATTGTTTTTGCAACATTTGTAGCGTAGCGATACGTTCGTTGCTCTTAATATCTTCTTCTTTTAATGCTAATTCAGCAATCTTAGCTCTCTGAGCGAACTCCCCTGAGCTGTCTTGACCACGAATATTCTGGCTTAGACCGCTAATAATCTTCGCTTGCGTCTCTTGTGGCATCAATTGAGCCTCAACCACATCTTTCTGAGCAGAAGCGTTGTTTCTAGTAGCTTCGGACTGTAATTTAGCGATTTCAGCCTGTGCTGCAGTGATTTGGAGCTGTGTATTAGCCTGTTGGAGCTGTTGTTGCTCTGGGTTAGGCTGCATCATAGCGTCTAATTGCTGGATCATATCTGCTCTATTTGGTAGACTAGAACTAGCAATAATGCCTTTGAGGATCATTGGCAGTACTGGGGTGTCAGGACCGAGAGTCTGTAGCAATGCGATAAGCTGTTGTTGCTCATATTCACGGGCAATGATTCCTAGTGTAGCCATTGGAATGAACTTAAAGTCTGCTGCAGGATAACGCTCAGGATCAAACTGCATGAATCTCCACGCTGCCTTACGAATCAATGGCACGAGGAAGTCTTCTTGGAAGTTTGTTAGGGTACGCTTGTACTTCTTGATAATACCAGCAATCGACATTGAGAACTGAGCAGCCCCATCACGAGTAAACTGTGTTGGCTGACCAGAAGCATCGACAGTACCGGTAGCCTGTAGCAACATACGCTCAAAGTTCTGACTAATTGCTAGATTGCCGGGATCAGTAGAACCGAACTTGAATGGGAACAGGATCTCTGCTGGATTGCCATTGGTAAGGATTGCTTTACCGGGCTTGACTTCAAACTTAGCGCCACGAGGTAGACGAGTAGCATCCATTGCAATCATTGGAGCCGTTGTCAAGGCGAGGCTATCTAGGTGACTACGCAACTGAGCGTCGATGCCCTTTTGCATATTGTAGGCTTTCTCGACAGTGCCACGACCCCAGAAGCGATTTGGTACAGTATCGTCCTGATATGCTACGACAGGACGGTCCTTCATCATGTACGGCGTTTTCTCTGCCTTGAGTAGTAGGTCGCCATTAGCAATAACAACGATGGCTTCGACGAGGTCGCTATACTGATCCGCAGTGCTATCCTCCGGAAATAAGTCAACAACTTCTTCACCTTCTTTGTTCTCCAATTGTTCAATGTATTCACGAGGTACTAATCCATAATATTTCAGGAGTACTACTTTGTCATCGGTATACTGTATTTCTTCCTGTGTTGGCTCTAGGTCGTCATCTTGT